CTCCCAATTTTCTTCCTCTGGTTCTGGATCGTAATCCCATTCTTGTGATTCAGTTAGTCTGCCTCTATAAAATGTCATATCTTATCTCTCAGTAAATTTATGTGTTAATAAGATTTGTTAGCTGATCACTTTCTATGGCACCCTGCAGGGTGCCATAAGATGGAAAGTAGCCTGTCAGACTACAAGTCCCTCCACCTTCAAAGTAGATGCTTTCATTAGAGAAATTGAAGCCAATTATCGTCTTCGACCCTCTTCTCGCGGTCCCCCATGTCTGGCCTATTGCGAATTCAGTCCCGTTTACACGAATGCGTTTCTTTGACTTATGAATCTCCAATTCACCACCAAGGCGATGGTAACGTTGCCACTCTGCGTCCTCATACATGCTCATGTCTCATCTCTCCAATAAATGTCTTTCAACTTAGCTTCAACCACATGTTCTAATTGTTTAATGTACACGTATACATCGTATGGCACTTTGAAATGCGCAAGTTTACGCGTTTTTAAATCGGGGATTGCTACAAAGTATGAACCTGTCACGTATCCTCCTCTTCCCATTCATCATCAAGTTCTTCTTCATCATCGTCGATCCAAGACTCGTCCTCATCTTCAGCTGCTACTTTACCCCAATCTACTTCTTCGCCATAATTTTCATATAGATCCATTGTTAAACCTCTTTAATTAAGTCTTCATCACTGTAAGCGCCACAGTCATAATAATAACCTTTGCGTGTATATATACGTAAGGAATCATCACTCGCGCCCATTGCAACAACATGTTCATTATCTCTAATATGTATTATCTCATACTTATCACCACGCTCGTTAACATACATACTACCAACTTCTAAGCAGAGTCCATTGAATTCACTCACAAGACTTATTTCTGCGATAGGAAATTGCTGTCCCTTGAGCAATCCTGTTAATTTAGTTGCAAGTCCTGATTCAACCCTATACACATGACCTTTGGCACCGATATAAAGCTTTTTATCATCTGGAGGAAAGACATCAACTATATCATAATCAGACTGTTCATTTTCAAATATTTCACCATATTTACTTACACCAAACTTGCAGCCATTAGTTGTACTATATTCATATCTATAGAACCCTACGTCACTGGTTGTTTTTGCTATACTAGCCATTTGACCGCTACGTGTTACATAAATACCACCTACTTTTACTCTAGGCGGTCTTAGCAAATCGCACTCAGATTTTGTATCAAAATACATTTTACCGTCTATTGTGTAGTCATAGCCATTATCACCACTAAATACATATCTACCATAATGCTCTATATCTGTTAATGTTACAGGATTTCCCTCTCGTGTAAAATACTGACGACCTGCTTTAAACTTAAAATTACGTACACGTTCTACTAAATCCCAATCTGATTCGTCATAATCAAATCTCTTACCATTCTTTGTTACTGTATAATCAGCATTTGTACCAAACGGGTACACAGGACTCTCTGTCGTCTCAATAACTCTGACAACTTTACCGTGACGTGTTCTATACTTCTTGTTCAGCTTTATTTTCATTTTCGATTTCCTTCTGGATTTTAAATAGGTTCTTTAACTGTCTGTTTCTGATCAAAAGCTCTTGTTCTAACAACTGAATAGCATGTTTCTTTTCAATTATTAGAATTTCCACCTGCCTTTCATAAATGTAAATTGGCGTCATCATATATGCCCTCCTGAATGTTCAACAAATGTTCTAGAGTATCTGCTTCATCTTTATCATAGCGTCTCTCAATGAACTTAGGCTCAAATAATGAATAGTTACCTTTTTCATCACAAATTACTTCTGAATACGTTACACCTATAATTGCATATAACCAATCTCCTCTATTGTTCCAAATCTCTTGTGTCAATGCATCTGTTAAGTTACCTACACCAACACTTAAGTCACCATCTTCTGTTACACACAGTAATGAACCGAATGTTTCTTTATTAGCACCTGTTCCTGGTATAAATTCAATGACTCTTAACTCACACTCGAATTCTTTCTTAAACTTAACACCACCAGTTGTAGTACCATCTCTCCATAACATATCTTTTTTCTTAAGCATACTGCCTTCTTTCCCTTGTCTAACAAGTTCTATGAAATGCGCTTCTGCTTCTTGAAGATTATTTACAATTCGAGTATCAATTATTCGAGTCCATTTACATGCAATACCTAGATTAACATCAGATAGATGTAGTAAATCAAAGTGTAAGTTATTTAATCTAGAATAATAAGGCTCATCATCTGCCCCATTAGCAATACCTGACAACTTTACTCGATCCCAAACCATGAAGACTGGTTTTTCTTCCGGTTTAAAACTACCGCCTAAATTAACTCTACGTATAATACCATTACTAGTCTTACGCTCTAGGATCTCCCCGTTCACTTCTATTAATAATTCACCATGATACTGATATCCATCTTTCATATGAGGACTTAATTCAAATATCAGATCATAGTACTCATAGACATTCATTGGCTGGTAATTACGTGATAACATTGAAATATCACCAGCACTCTTAGTGATGTTTACAAACAAGCCATTAGCCTTTTCTTGGGAGAATGCAGGAAATGGAAACTTATCCATCTTAACATTCTTAGGGAGACTAAACCGCATATATTTCTTAATAGGTATGAATTCAGATTGCTTTGCCTTGTTAATAGATTTTACATCAAAGCCAGCATCTAATCCTTTATTAAGAATTTGGCAGAATAGCACTTGAGATTTGGATGTTAATGTTTGCAAATGTTCATTAATAATCGTCTTTGCATGATTACCTGTTAGTCTTCTCTTAGCTAAATTATCTAATAAGGTGAATGTAGCATTGTTGAACATATCACGACCCGTTTTAAAAGGTTCTTCTACATTCCTAATGCCATACATGATGAATGGATCATATGCATGCCATATAATATCTTCAAACATTTCATCTTCTAATCCATATGCTAACATATGAATCTTTTCATTCTTAGAAGGCTGTTGTGCTATTGCCAATAATAAATCATATACGTCATCACTATTCATTTTATTCTCCGATTAAAAGGGGAACCGAAGTCCCCCTAAGATTAATTCCACGCTAGATATTCATTAATACGATAACCAGTAGTTCCCCATTGATATGCTTGAACATACTTATACTTACGATATAATGCTCGTAATTGTTTCCTGCGATCTCTGCTATTACCGTTTAACACAAAATGACTTGGGCTAAGCGTGACAACTGAGGCACTCCCCTGCTGCGTTTGATTTAACTCCATTGGTTGTCCTAATATAGTAAAGTGATTTAATACCTTCTAATTCAAAAGCTTGTTGATGGATTTGTGAAATATAAGCTTCACTTTCATCTGCACTAAAGAATAGATTTATTGATTGCGCTTGATCGATATACTTTTGACGAGACGATGCTAGTCTTAATATTGATTCAGGCGATATTTCAAAGGCTGTCTTAAAGACTGCTTTCTCTTCATCAGTTAAATAATCTTCATTCTGTACTGAACCATTATCATCTACAATACGTTTCATTGCTGCATCTACATCTTCACCATGAGCTTTAATTACTTCTCTTAGCTTAGGTGATGATCTAAACATTTTACCGCCAGCAGTGTTCTGTACAAATGCATTCTTGTAGATTGGCTCAATACCTTGTGACATACCTCCTGCAAATAATGCTGATGATAAATTAGGTGCAATAGCCATTAGGTGTGTATTACGTACACCATGACCTCTACACCATTCTGGTTCGCCCCAATGACGTGCCATCCATTTAGATGCATCTCTAGTTCTTTCATGCATATGGTGGAACATAGATTGGCTGATGTTATGTGCTTCAAATGAATCAAATGGTAACATCTTTTCTTGAAGATAGCTATGGAAGCCTAGAACACCTAAACCAAGCGCTCTTGATTTCTCTGCAAATCTTACAATACGATCCATGCCCTTACGTTTCTTACCAATTTCAATTTGATCTTGGTTAACGCAATCCAAGAATACTGTAGCAATAAATACAGCATCTGTTTTACTCCAATCATCATAGTATAGAGCATTCATAGATGATAATACACATGCAAATGTATATTCTTCTTCTTTATATTTACCACTGAATAATGCGATTTCAGTACATAAATTCGAAGCTTTTACTTCTAGCCCTCTAGCCATATACATTTGAGGATTAGCACGGTTTACTTTATCAATAAAGAAGAAGTAACCTTTACCAAGCATTCTGAGTTTCATTGCACGCTGATACCGTCTAATTGCATCAGCATCTCCGCTGTTTAGACGCTCAATAAACTTATCACTAATAATCCAGCCTACATTGGCATCATCAGGATATTTAGTGATGTGTGTAACTAACTCGTCAAAGTCAGCATGGTCAATTTCTAGATAGCCTGCCCATGCTCCACGTCTCTGTGAGCCTTGAGAGATGTCCTGCGCTACCTTTACAAAGCCTTTAAATACAGGCAATACCCCAGAAGCGCTACCAGCCACACCACTAATAGCACTACCTCTAGATCGGATATTTCCAAGGTAATTCGATGTTCCATAACCTTGTTGACTAAGTACTGCAATCTCTTTTTGTTTTTCATAAAAGTCATATACTTCATCCTCTACTGAGCCACCTGAACAACTCACAGGGCACCCGAAGCCTGTTCCCATATTTGCCATAACAGGCGTACTAGGGATCAACCAGCCTTTCCACATGATGTCAAAGAATTTTTCTTCCCACATCTCAGGATCAGGTGTGTAAGATGCTGCATGCTTAGCTATACGTTTATAGATTGATAATAAGTCAGGATACTTCTCTGACACATATTTTTCTTTCAATAATTGCCAACTATTTGTAATAATCCAAGGTGGTAATCTTCCTTCTGCTTGTAAACGTTTACGTTCTAAACTTAATTCTCTATACATTCTTTGGTGTCCATGTAAATTTAGCTTCTGCCCAATCCCTACGATAATCATTACCTTGTGCAATGAAAGTGTCATGTAATGTACTTGATTCAATATCTAAATAAAACCAATCAGCAATTGGATTATATTTAGGTTCAAAGATAGCTGGATAACCTAATCTTTCTAGACATATATCTAATCTAGATTGTACAAAGTTTTCTAACATCAATGCATTAATACCAGGAATATCTCCTTTATCAAAGATCTTTTTGATGATTTGTTTCTCATGTTCAAATAAGATCCATGCAGTAATTTCCAATTCATTAGCAAGTCTTTCATGTGCTAATGGTTCTTCAGCTTCTAATACTTCATGATATAGTGTGTTAAACAAATAAGCACCAGCTTGACTATGAATATTCTCGTCAATAGCGGAGAAATTAATTCCTGCATTAATATTTTGAAATTTATTTTTGCCATTGTTATTAAAATGCTTTAAGAATGCAAAACTAGAATAAAGAATAGCTCCTTCAATCATACTAAATACACCTACTGATTTCAGTTTATCGTAGGTCGTTTCTGATTGTGTAGCTACTTTCTCTAACCATTCCATTCTGTCTTTCAAGATTGGATCGTCTAGATATGCCAGATAAAACTCAGGATTATCTAATCCCAACAGTTCATTAATCTTGTTGTAGAATGGTGCATGAATGTTTAGCTCAAACATTGCAAATACTGAAGCCATCCTTTGAACGTCTGGACGTGGAAAATGCTTGCATATATAATCACGCCAATAGTTATTTCCGACATTAATTTCATAATGTATAAAAAGCAAGAGAACGCTGATAATTCCGTGGTATTCTGCTGCTGTACAATTTGTTCGTAATTCATGGATATCTTTCTCCACTTCAATTTCATCTGCTGTCCATAAGATGGACGTCTGTTCCTCAGCGAAGTTAATCAACGCTGGATAATCAATACCGTAGCATTCTCTTGGTTCAAGAATCTGTGCCATTTAAATCTCCATAAAATCTTCTGGTTGTAATAGGAGTGAAGCCGATAATCTACCTGTTGGGTAGTCATAATCAACACCTGGAACATTTCCTGTTAAACCTGTGAATCTACATTTCAGTACTCTCATCTTAATATGATTTCTTATTCTGTCATCATCATGTGACATATCACGAGCAAATGCTATGATATCATTTGAAATCTGTTTAATTGAGCCTGAACCCTTAATATCATCTAAAGATGGTAGTTGGCCTTCTTCAAATGATGTTTTACCTGTAGGTGTCTTTCTTAAATGTGATACTAAGCCAATCCATACTGGATATCTTTTACATAATCTAAGTAAATCATTCATAGTTTTATCTATGGCTTCATTACCTGTTAATCCATCTACACCTTCTGAAACTAGGATTGTAATGTGATCGATGAATAGATATTTACAACCCGATAATGCCATATATTCTAGCTTTTCAAATAGAGTTGAATCTTCCATAGAACCTTGGTGATCTAATACCATAATTCTATCATCACCAAATACTGATCTAAAGCCTGATTCTAATTCGCTCTCTGTTAATTCTCTATAGGAAGGATTTACATTCAAAGGAATCCCTGAGAGTTTACGTGTAGTCTCAGCAGGTGATTCTTCTAATGATACAATGCCTACCATAGATGGTGTAGTATCTATAATATGCCATACAATCTCTCTAAGAATGGTTGATTTACCTGAACCTGTGCCTGAAGTAAAGAGTACAATCTCATTCTCACGCATACCCTTAGTCTTAGTATTTAGTGCATCTAAACACATTGGGTAGGGTACAGATTCAATATCATTATAGGCTTTTAAAGCTTCCCATAATTCATCTCTGCCTAGGATACCTACAGGTGTATACTTAGATGCTTCCCATATAGTTAATAATAACTGTTGACCACCTTTCTCAATAAACATCTGACTTGGGTCTTTAACAGGCAGTTTAGCTAAACGTACTTTATCGGCACCTACATACTTAATAGCTTCTGCTTTAGCCTTCTCACCTGCTTCATCATTATCTAAACACAATACTACTGTGTCAAATGATCTTACCCAATCTCTATGTGTTAATAACGTCTTAACATTAGATGCTGAAGGTATAGATACTACAGGATAAATCTTCCCATATTTATCTAAAGATGCTTGTGCTACTGCCATTGCATCTAACTCACCCTCAGTTACAATCAACCTCTTACCGCCTGTTCCAAACTTATCCATACCGAATAAAGTTGTTGGTTTACCTATACATGAAAACATCTTAGGTAATTTTCTAACTTTATAGATACCTTCTCCATATGGATAGTAATGTGTATCTACTTCACCATCTTCATTGAATGCTGATTTAACCCCAAAGAACTCTGCAACCTCTTTAGATATCTTTCGGTCTTTAAAGCCAGCAACTCTTAGTTTTTCTACATCTAGTACAAAAGGTTTCTTAGGTTTTTCCACGTTAGTGAACTCCTTATCTTTATAGTCAGTATTAGCGGGAAACCAAGTTTGACAGCTAAAGCATGTAGCTGTGTGGTTCTCATAGATCTGTAGTGCATCTGAAGAACCGCAATCTGGATTTGGACACGGCTGATTGTGAATTACTATTTTACCCATCTTTTGGCCATTGCATTAAACATTCAGGAACCATTTTAGTGATCATGGTCAATCGCACTCTGTGATCGTGTGATACATTTTCTTTAACATCCCATGACACTTTCTCGATTTGTTTATTATACCACTTGAGTGTTACTGGAGTTTCGACATGACATAATGACCATGTCTCAGCCCAAGCTAAGGAACCTTTGGTAGTATACTCATCAAGGACAATAAACTTGAACTCTTTCTTCGGTCTGCTAGCGAAATGAGCCGCCAAGCTGTTAGAACTCGATTTGTATCTACGCCAATCAGATTCTTGCCCATAAGTAGCCTTACCATATGATCTATAATTCTTCTTGCCGAGATAAAATCTATCCAAGACCGTATCATATATAATATAGATGAATCCCACATATTTTTTATTTCCTACGTTCATCTGTCTATTGAAACACCAATGTCCATTGTCAAATTTACTAATTTCTGAACTGGACACGGTGTGGTTTATTTTACCTTTAAATTCAGCCATCTCTAATTTCCTGTGCTAACGGCCAGTTATCAAAACAGAAGTAATCATCATATGTATTCTGGATGTTGATAAGTTTTGCATTAGCTAATAAATATTCAGGCCATTCATCACCATTAGCTTTTATATACTGTTCAATTACTGCCTCTTGGAATTCCTCATCTGTTGTGCAATGTGCCAAAGCTTTTGATGCTTTTACTGGTCCCATCTTCCAAATACCAGGAATATTATCCGTGGCATCGCCCTTTAATATTTGTTCATAGAAGTTTCTTTTAGCATCAAGTTCTGAAACTTCTGTAATTGTTTTATGTCTTATATTATAATGCTTCCCAGGAATCATCAATAAATCTTTATCTATTGAGCATATAACATAATCCACATTCTGAGATCTACACTCATTTGCCCATATACGTAATAAATCATCAGCTTCTCGTCCATCTGCAGCTACAGCAATTTCTTGCATTACTGCCATCTTTCTTACAAACGGCACAAAAAGATTAGGCGGACCATTAGCGCGATGCTTCTTATAGTCTACAAATATTTCATCTCTATAATTGCCTTCGCCTTTAACAGCCATACAATAATCGTCTGCAAATGTTTCTTCCATAATTACTTCTAGCATTTTCTCAAAGTTATACCATATTGCTTTACGGTATTCTGTATCTTGCTCTTTAGTAAATACCTGAGGTACTACATTACCTTCATCATCAAGATATGTAACACCATCAGTTCGATTGAAACAACAATTATGGGCAAGTATATCTCCATCAATCAGTGCTATCAGCATCTAAAACTCCCATTTCCTGAGACAATTTCATTCTTAGCAATGTGCGATCAATCTTATCTCTGATATCAGGCACTCTTTCACAATTCAATCTAATATTACATTCTGATGAAAGAAGTATTAAAATAGCTTGTACATCAGATAGCTCTGATTTAAGCTTTTCTTTATTAGTCTTTTCGTATAGCTCATACTTATGGTCAAGTGTGAATCTTAAACATTTAGACGCTTCCTGTGCGGCTTCTGAGAGTTCTTCCATTAAACATACAAGTAGATATTGTTCTTTATTCATCGATTTCCCTCATAAATTTAACAATTACAATACGACCATCTTTTTCATTTTTGCCATAAGATATCCAAGGAAATCTCCCATGAAATAATCTAGAATCATACACTATCATTGAATTAGCTTTAGCATAGTATTTATCTTTTATTTCCCATGCTTCATCCTCTTCTGTGAATACATAATATCCAGAATCTTTTGCTATATGTCCATGTAACGGATGTTCAAAGAAAGCTGTACCAGATGTTTCACTATCTTCTAAATAGAATAATGCGGCTACTTGTGGATGTTGATCCACAACTTTACTATCTGAGTGTACTCTGAATACGGTGTCATGGACTGAAGAATTTAACCTAATAAATGAATAGATATCATGTAATGGTTTGCCCCATACATCTGATGCTATTTTATTTAGAATGCTATTAATAGATTCAGGTAATTCTTTGAAATACATTACTGTATTATCTTCTCTAACTAAACCTTTAAACGGCTGCCGACGACAATATGCTACTAATTCTTTAAACTTTTTATCATCCAAGATATTTTCAATACTAGTGAATCTCGTACCAGTCGTTACCAATTTTTCCGCTACCATCCATAATCTCCACGCCAAATAATTTAGGACCATCTGCAAAAGCTTGTTTACCTATCTCAGCTGCTTGTTCAGCAAACTCTTCAGGTACCATAAAATCAATCTCATCATGCATCATAATTAAGGGTTGGTACGGAATTCCTGCAGATTCGAGTCGCTCCATTGCAAGCATACATGCTGCTCCGCAAGTAATTTTCTCTGCTGATTGCAGTAGATAGACAAGAAGCTTATGGAAGCTGTCAACATACACACGAGTACCAGCCAAGCTAGGGATATAACCATCTCCCTTTTTCTTTGTGTTTCCATATATTTTCTCCAACTTTTCACTTAAGTCTTTAAACCCTGGAACAGCTTTAATAAAGCCTGATTTCAATTTCTTACCTTTAACATCATCATGTGAGCCAAAGATATATGACCAAAGCTTTCCACCACTAGCTCCAAATAAGAATGCGTATAGAATTCTCTTAGCATTCGCTCTTGGTACTACATAATTCATCTTTAAATCTTTCTTTAAAATCTCAGTAAGAATATCAGCATTAAATTGATGAATATCACCATTTAATAATGTATCAATGAATGTAGGATCATTCAAATAATGTGCTAAGCCTCTAGCTTGATTACCTGATGAATCACAGCCTACAAGCTTCCAGCCAGGCTTACATGAGAACAATTCCCGCATTTCTCTACCCCATGGTGAATCTCCTGACGGTACGTTAACAATAATAGAGTGTCTAGCACGCATACTCGGTGTACCAATTGTCATACAATCACCGTGCAGATTGCCTTGATCATCTACGTTCTTTAACCATGTTGTTAAAATGCCTTGCCTAGCCTTTGCAGTTAAGAAATCTTTATAGAGCTTACCATCACCACCTAAGAATTCTAAACTATCTTCTGTAATCTTAGGTGTAGTTTTCGCTTTTCTTCCTGTAATAGGATCAGCTTTATAATTCCAATCATTAGGAACCCAACCATGTCTGTACAGAAATATCTTTACATCTGTCACAGAATCCAAACTAAGGGGTTCGATTTGAATACGGCAATATTCACCATCGACAATGCGATCATCAGGATCGAACCCACTCCAAGGATCCACATCAAACCACCGAGCAGTATGCGCATCATAACATCCATCCTTTCTATATTTAGGTTTCTTTACTTCTACAATACCAAGCTTTTTATCTACAGCTACTATTTTTAAACCAAGTTTTGAATTTAGTGCAGTATACGTCTTATCCATTTCAACTTGTAATCTGTCATAAAGTATATGTGCTTTATCTAAATCAAATGGCCATCCACCTAAGTTAGCTTCGGCACACCACTTACTTACTGCATGTTCTACTTTAATATACTCTTTGACTTTAGGACTCTTCTCAGATACTTCAATCAATTCCTGCCTTAATATCTCTAATACCTTGACATTCAATGAAACGTCATTATCACAGTATTCGCCCATTTTTTCAGAATACCCAGACCAGTCTTCAAACTCTTGTTTAGGGAAATCTAAGAACTCGCCCCAACGCTTTAGACCATGTCCATCATTGCCAAATCTTCTATAGTCTAATACTTGTGAAAGAATCAGCGTATCTACAGCTTTTACACTCTTAGGTAATTCATAATTGAATAACTTTTTCAATACAGCCAAGTCATATCCAATAATATTATGGCCCATAACTTGTCTAGCGTTATTAAACAACTGTATCCAACTCATATCTCCTTGCAAGAATCGCATTCGCTTATTAGTATTTACATCATGAACAACCATGATCCACATTTGTGTTACGTCTTTTAACAAACCATCTGTTTCAATATCGAATACATAATTCATATATAATTTCCAAATAAAAGGCACCCCAGTGTTAGTGAGGTGCCGATTTTGTTATAGGATGCTTTCTACTTCTCCAACCTTTATCGGTCTGCCGGCCTTCTTATAGGCGATTAAGTACTTTAAGTACCATAAAGCTTTTTGGAGTTCTTGTAGAGAATCATCCTTTTGACCATTACGGTCAAGGTATTTTCTTATTTGTAATTCAACTGCTGCTTCGAATTTCGCTGGATCACGTAGAGTAGGAATTCTACTCATAGCGTCTAACCATTGTAATTCTTCAATATATCCCTTATAATGATCAGGATCTACTGCTTTTTCTATTGGATTTTTTAGAAGTAACATTAAATACTGATCCAATGCTTCTTCGTCATTAAATATAATTTTATCACCATTATTGTCAACTACAGCTGTTAAATGGCCGTTGCTTAAATTATACTCAGTTGTATTTCTAACATTTTGATTTAGATATTCATTAATATCTGCTTTATACTGTGTTTGGCCATCATACACGAATGATATCGTATGGCAGCTTTGAGTCCAATGAAGTCTCTCTATATACGCAATCCACGTATCCAATTCATCTGCATTCCTGATAAGCTTAACACTACCATCTGGGTTATGCACAGAAAGTGCGTTACGAGACAACTTCCTTCTAATACTATTAAAGTCGGATTCAAGTATTTCTACACGAGTCTTACTTCTATTGTCGTACATTGAATATGTGTATTTTTTCATGTATAAAGGTCTCCTTAGAATACGTCGTCTTCAGTTTCATTAGTGCTGAACTCGCGTTCATAATTAGTTTCACCGAAATCGTCTTCACTTACTCGTGGAGTATATACTATATGCTTTGTAATTTGCACTGTCATAAGAGTAAAGCCTTTCTTTGTAGTGCCTGTACCTGGATCTTTATATTCATATTCAAAGATACGAATATTACCGATTGAGCCATTCCCAATAGTATCAGGGTCAATAGGTCTTAATTTACCATCGATCAACTTAACAGGATCGTTCTGAGATCCATCGGATTTAATAGATTTCTTTTTCAGATTAGCTCTGAAATAAGTATCGCCATCGTCTGGAACAATTGCTTTGACAGGCAAACCAATAGCTTCCCATTCTTTCTTTTTCTCTTTATCTGTAGTCCGAATTTGGATTTCCCAAGTTGGATTATCTCTATTAAACTTACCATTTGGTTTGCCCAATTTTGCGAAATAAATTTCTACGTCATATAACTTTGCCATTGCGATTTCCTCTTTTGATTTTTGAATTAGGGTTAATTTAACGGGGTCTCTAAGCATTTATAGAGACCCACATTTATTAAGAAAGGTTTACTGATTCTTGCACATTCTCATTTACTTTAGCAAGGTCCTCTGGAATAAACCAAACTGGACCGCCTGAGTTTGTAGTAATGAAATGAAACTCATACCAGTCAGAATCGCCAAGCTTCCGCGCAATGTCAAATGAACCAGGATCTAATGCAAGATTAGTCTCCCTAAATACACCAGCATCATCCATTCCCATGAATGTTACTTGTAAGAAATCACCAAAAGATTCTAGAATGTGAAGGTTACCTCCAAATTCATGCATATATCCTGCAGCATCATGTGTATGCATTAAGATATTTGAAAAGTGTTGCCACAGTGGTTTCCAATAGGGATGGTCTTCTTTCCCATAAAAGAAATTACGTACATCTGAATTTTGTCTAAATACAATCATTATTTGCTCCACTTAGTAAACATATCAATATAACGGTCAATAGTAGCATTTGCTTCTTGATAACCATTTTCACCTGTACCTAAAATTGCTTTTAATAATTTAAGCAATGTAAGTAATTCAGTAATTTCCTCTTGGATTAGTTTCATTTCTTTTCAGCCTCTTCAATCATTTCTTATACCTGTAGTTTCTTTAGCTTTAAGTTGTCTTTCCCAGTTAACTAAATATGGTTCAATGGCCTCTTTATCCCATGTGGCATCAGCTGCATGATTAGGTAATCGCCCTGAATACAATGCCATACCTAATTGCATCTGGTTAATACCTAATCTGATCATAACATCTCTAGTGCTTACTTTCATTTTTAATCCCATGAATAATTATAATTGTCTCAAGCTCAGCAATTTTATCTCTAAGCTTTTGATTTAATTCAGCCTCTATAATAGAAACACGATACCAATGCACATTCTTATACATCACAAATAATAGCGAAGCCCACAATACTATATCACCGTAAGACATCATCTAATTTACCTTCTACTGTTCTTATCAAATCTATACCAAATATTTTAAATGGTATATAAAGTATAAATAGCAATACAAAAATAGGTATTACTACTGTTAATGAAAGCATTGTTTTCCAAATATCTTCAATCATAATTATTTCCACATTGCTGCTTGTTGTTGTTGATTCAAAGTCAAACTCTTGACTTCATATTTGAATGCTACTAATGTAGCATACTCTTCTCCAGCCAAGTAAGCTGTCTTATACATATGATCAATATTGTCATCTATTAATGCTCTATCAAGCATATGTTTATTTCGTGGTGTGAATGTTTCATCATTCCACTGATCACAGACGTATTCCTCAAATGCGTCTATCTCTAAGTTTAAAACATAGTTAATCGTACTCAGAATATTATCCATTTGGTTCTCCTAGAAAAATAATAAATCGCCAATTTTTACCATTTTAACATTTGTTCTAAAGCGTTTGCCCAAAGGCACATTATTAAAATGCTTATAGCCTTCTGTTAATTTAGTCGTTCTGAGATTTCTGAATAACATTTTTCGCGCCAATTCATATTGCTTATCCAACACATCTCTATCGGCTTTACCTTTAGGGTGGGGTGTTTTCATACCATGTCGTGCCCATGTAAATAAACCCGGATCACGTTGAATAACATGACATAGATTTTCTCCTGGACGTGCGTGTTCAATTAATACTTGACCTACACCTAACATAGTATCAACTGGTTGGTTTCTTGCCTCGAAATACATTACAGCTACGAGACAACCTATTGATGTTAACATACTTTCCTCCATTTTGTTTTTGAGCAGTTAAAGCATACTCAGGCTTTATAGCTAATAAGTCAAAGTTTTTTCAAAAACCTCTAAAATGGTTTCGTTACTTAATCTGACTAATGTAAAATTTATTTCGCCAGCATCTTCAAGATCTGTATACCATTTTGAAGACAGTATTATATCAATGATCAAATTACGCATATCAGTAAACCTCCACGAAATTAATTTGATAAGACCAGTCATCGCCTTTGACGATGAAGATTTCAAAATTACATCCTGGATCAATCTCTTCTTGATCTACTCGCTGCCAAAAAGAATTCGGGTCGCAGCTACGACACGCTTTCATGAAGTCTCCCACACGTCCGTTGAAATCTTCAAAAACATGTTTAATGTCATTCTCTGTAAATGTTGAAACAACTTCGACAACACCATTACAACTCCAAATAACATGTGCATAAAGCTTTTTCCCAAGGCAATTATTCAACAAAAAGGCATCAGATTCTTCTTTTGAAATAAACATATTAACCCCATTTTTGTAAGATAAAAATTGTGTAAGATCCGTGGTAACCTTCTGTACCACCTGTTGTAATTACATCTGTTAATTCATATTCAGATTCCATTAATGCTTGTAATTCAGAGTAGTCAGCTTTATGGCCAACAGCAATGTTTAGTATCTTTACTTCGTGTTTCTTCTTTGGTTGTGTTAAGCCTACTACATTGCTCATATTGCGAACCCATACCATTTGCCAACAGGCATTATCGGATTAGCAAGAAACTTGCACATTGGATTTGTGATCTCAATGGCTTCTCTCTCTTTCTTTCTTAAGCTGTGCATACATGCCTTTAAATCAATACCGCTATAAACATAAGTTATGCTACCGTTTCTATTACGTATAGCATCTACTGGATCTGCTTGACTTTTTACGATACGTGTACGAACAGTATTAGGTGTTGTTCCAGTCAATTCTGCGTATTCATGTATTGTAAATCTTTGTGGCTGTGTCATATAAACTCCTATGCGAAAGCGTATTCACTTTCTAGAATTAAATTAATATCAAGCTCACCCATCTCAAGATAAGTAAGATTACCGTCAATATCATCCATTATTGGAAACAATGGATTATCTTTATAAAGCTCTACGAATGTCTCGCGAACTATTCTAAAGAGATTTGGCATGTCAGCAAATAAACATCCATAACTGTCATGAATTGTTGTAATTGGAAAATCACAACGATGTGTAGTAAGTGCTAAATGTGCTGCATCTAAACTATGAATAACATTAGGTGCTGCTCCTAAAGACTGCTTACCTTTACTAGGAGCTACATCTTCAATAAAACATATAGCTAATTGAAATGTATTCTCATAGTATCCTGTTGATTTACGTGGACCGATTGGTGGGCCATATTGCACATAAATCTTTTTAACTTTACCTTCTGTATAATTCTGTACCACAGGAAAATTTACTACTGGAACATTCCATGAAAGAAACTCTCCAATCTTTTCACAATCTCTGCCTGCATCTTCAAATACTGATAATAAGCGCATTGGTTTCTCTAATGAAGCTTTACAGTCTTCAAATACTAATCTACCTAACCACGCACCCCATTTATGTTCCATATGTAATAGTAAATCAATACCATGTTTTTTGGCATCAAGAATTTGTTGTTCCGTGATGTTCAGTAAGGTCGTTAATCTTACCCGTAATCACTAGTTCGCATTGTTAATTAAATAAGCTTTTACAAATTCGTAACATTCTTCTGCTTGTTCACGTGTATCAAATCTTCCTAGCATCTGTGTCTTATCATCAACACTTATTTGTGCTCTCCATTTGTTACGATCTGCATCCCATGTTACGCCTTTTGAATCTCTATTACGATTATTACCAGATTTATCTAATAATCTTAAATTACTAATATTATTATTACTTCTGTTACGGTCAATATGATCTACTATCATTCCTTCAGGTATATCACCATTGAACATTATCCATATTAACCTATGCATTTTGTAATGCTTAGTTCCAATCATAACTCTTCTATAACCTGTGCCATCCTTGTCGCCTGCAAGTTGTCCTGCTTTTAATCTTGCAGAGTATACTACTTTCCAATATAATTCACCATCTCTGTAAGTGAATCTTTCATTTAATAATTCTTGTGTTATCATTTTTGAACCCTCTAGCGCGAACTAGTGTTACCGCTGCATGTCCCCATGCAGACCAGACTATATCTTGTAGATCACTCTACTCCCCCGTTTCCCAGCCACTTGGCCAGTACATAATAGTCGTTGAACCTTCAAGAATAATTATATTCAAGCTTGGCTGCTGATTGTCTGTTCTAGATGTCCCAGCAATTAAAGGGATTTTAATTGAGCCTAATTAACCCAACCCATAACTGCTTCCGCCATAAGGTAACGTCATGGTATTCCTTTTTACAATCTTTCTTCTCTGTTTAGAATCTTTAATTCTATTCCAGAATACAGGTGATGCAATTGAGCCAATATCAGCCCATTGCTGTTTGTATGCTTTTATTTGCGCTACTAATTGATTTCTAACTTCCGAACGCGGTTCAGATGCAGTAATCTTTTTCTTTAATTTAATTAATCCGTCAATAAAATCTTCACATTGTAAGATTAAATCGGCTGGCATTCGAGCTATATCTATAGCTATTTTACTCCATACATGATTAGCAACATATGCATACAAATCTCCGGGAAGATCTAATGGCACTAAGTTAACATACGGTGCTGTAATCTCATCTCTAGTGAGTGCTGCAAGATGTTGAGAACCATTAGTTGAACCGTCAATAAAACATTCAACATGAGATTCATATTCTAAATAACGTGGGCCAAGATTAAGTGCATTTCTAAATTCAATACATGCAGATAAGAATTGCCATGGTTTGTCACCTGCCATCCAACCTTGATTTAGCTTAGGGCTATTAGCATATGATAATATAATCTCTTTATTATCAAGAACCCAGTTATATCTATCTTTAAGACTTATTTTATCTGTCTTAGCTCCATCTTCACGTCCTGAACTTCCTGCCCAGTTAGATGCAATAGATACACATAACCAGAAGAAGCCTTCTTCTCCAAGTGCTTTCTTAGATTGCCGCATCAGAAGGCCTTTAGCTATGTCACTAGATTGCTCATGTAAATATGCTGTAGTTGGATATTTACGACCTCTGAAATCAAGATAATACATATGATAAAATATAGTATCCATAAACTTATCTGCAATAGAGAGAATAGCTTTTGTTTCTCTAAGCTTAGTTGTTTTAGCTTGTGGATTTTGTTGCTCCCAAATATCACTGAAAGCATCAGTATGATTATTCAATGCCCATTTAGCTACACCATGCACTTCCTTATTTATTTGCCATCCTGTTGCTAAACTTTTATTTATTGCATCAAAGATAATAGGATTATTTTCAGGCGACATCATAAGAGGTATTTCTTTATTACCTGTCTTAACTAAAGGCTGCCCTGTGGGATGTCTAAATTCAGTATATGGTTCATATGGTACTAATGATGGTAGCTTACCCTTAGCACCTTCACGACTCACTGTTTCCCATAACGCTTGTATTGCTGCATCATCTAATACTTCAACAACATATGTAGCATGACCATTTCCTGATGCGCCAAGAATTACTCTTAACATTCCTAATTCTTCAAATGAATAAAGAATAAACGCACCAGTCTTTGCTGCAATAGATGAATCTTTCTTTAATCCTTTTCTTACTGAATGCCCAATAATACTAATTACCTCTACCATTAGTATTTGTTTATTTACAGTACCTCTTTTAGGACGTGTGTATAAATATACATTAGATATTATTACATCTAATATCTTATCTAATTCTAATTCTTTTAGAAATTTAAGAGGGCTTTGTGGAGCTATTTCTAATTGCATTCTACGTGTCAATGATTGCTTCAATCGATTTCGCATATTAGTCCTAAAGAAAAAAAATAAGTGAGTACCTCTAGAAATTCCAAAAAGGAATCCCTAGAGGCGAATTTAACGTCTTCTTCGATTATAGACGTATTTTGTTTCTAATGTATTAGTATCTGAAGCTATAGCAATAGCTGATACAGCAATACCAGTAAAAGCAGGTAATGAATAATTTATTGCTACAATTCCGACTGCAGCTTTACATAAAGATTTTAATATTTTCATAAATCTCCATGCTGCTCTAGTCGGAATCACCGCTAGATAGAATATTTCATTTTTACCTGATGGTGTTCAGCTATCGCTAGCATTTTATCAAAAGTTTTAGATTTAATAATAATTTCAGTTTTACTAGTTGGGCAGTAAATTTTCACTTTCTTACCCCAACCTGGATCATCCATAACTACTAAAGTTGTAAGATCAAGCTTTACACTTTGCTCTTTCCATGAAGACATTTCTTTAGATTTCTTAGATTCAGTTCTCACTTCACCTTCTACCCATATTTCTGTGGGATCAGATGTAGTTAAAGTTCCCTGAAAATTAGCGCGTTCTAAAGCTCTTCTTTGAGACTTTTCAGTTTCAGCAACTGCCGCTCCTGCGCATACTACTAATAATAATGGTAACATATTGAGCTCCTCTTGGAATATTATAGGCAGTTTTAGACATACCTAGGTCTTTTATTTGTTAAAGGTAGGTTAGTTGATTTTCCGCATTTACTGCATACACAGTTACGTGTATTCCACGAAAGTTTGCAGCTTCTAAAGCTGCTGTTATTGGTGCGCTGTGCGCTAGTGCTTCTTCAGCACTCGAGAAGTTTAATGAGCATCTCAACTCATCATTTGCTGTTTCCAGCATGTATGTAAACATTTTATTTTCCTCTTGGATTAAGTTGTGAGGTACCTTATTGTACTTCATATAAGATACCTCTTTTTCCGCAATTATTTATAGTCGTATTGACCGACTTTTAGGCCATGAGCTTTACGTTTCTTAGCCATTTTATATTCGCGTGTTGCACGAA